GTAGAACTTTAACTCTGAATGATTTGAATGATGGAAGATCATTAGCAGTGAAAGTGTACTCTCTGAAATCAAGATCTTGCGATTCAAAACCAGAGACATCAGAAACTGTGTTGTATGTATCTGATTTACCACTACTCTTATCGGGAGAAATTATTTCTCCTCTTTCATTTAAGTTATCATAACCTGGGAAAGGAACAAACACTGGTTCAAAGTTGGAACTTTCACTGATCGCATAGAAGACTCTAATGTCAGCATAGTCGTTAATGTGAGAATCAACAATAACCTTGATTGAAGTCGCTGGATTTTCTAAAGTATTTTCCTTAGAAATATACTGACATGCTGTTGGATCATCATTCAAACTATTTACTCTATTATCAGTAAGATAATTAGAGATTGGTGCATTAACTCTGTTGGATGTAAGAATGGCACTCATTCTCTGAGAATCGATGACAGGAGACAGAGCATCATCATCAGTTCTCAAATTGAGACTAATTCTTAGTGATCTGTTACCTGGAAGAACATCAACAGTTGAATTATTATCCTCATTTACACGAGATGCAATAATTCTTGGGGAGTTGAGATAGTTGCTATTGTTTAAAGCAATTCCCTCAGTTTCCTGAACAACGAATGGTAGATCGGTTCCAGTTCCAGAACCATCATTAATGCTAGTTCCAGAGATAGTTGTCATCTCAGCACTCAGAGAAGTTCCTGGTAAAGTCAGATTTTGAATCTGAGGAGTGATGATCTCAAAAGGCATATTTTGTGTAGCCTTGACGTTAGATCCACCAGTCGATTTTGTCTGGTTAAAGTAGAGAATTGGGAAACTCTCTCCAGTTGATCTACCAACACCATTGATGCCCATATCGACTTTTACATTATAAGAATCAAGAGTCAAAGGATTAGACACGGTGACATTATCCAGTTCATGAGTAGTGTTGATTCTTCTTAGAGAAACACCACCTAACTCATACTTGTAGACTAATGTTCCAGCAGGATAATCTTTAGACAGTGTACTATCAACTTGTCTTGTTATTCCTCCAATTGTGTTAGATGAGGTCTCTGTGTAAGAGATAATCTCATCACCAATCAACAGATAACCAGCATTGGTTGTTCCAACGCCAACATTTTCAAAGGTTCCAAATTCTGATTCGTCAGATACTGAGATATCGGCCGTAGAACTTGAATTATATGCTGAAGAGAGTTTTGTTGGTTTGATATCAGAAAGAACATCAGAGATGATAACTCTATTTTGTTCATGATGCATACCATGATTCTTATGATCAACCACAACATGGCGACCATCAGTTACAGTATCGACAGAAGAAATCAGTACGTTTGCACCGTTTCCATTCAGAGTGGTTCCAATTCCAACACTATTAGTAAACATGACGGTGTTACCAGCACCAGTTACAAAGTCTCCCTGAACATTATCAAGAATCAACTGATTAGTTGAACCAAGAGATACGACCGAGAATTGTGCATTTAAACCTGCATTGAGATTACCAATTCCATTTGGAAGAGTAAGGACATCACCAACGGTATAACCCGATCCACCAGCATTAACAGTTGCTGCAACAGCAACACCATTTGCAACATGAATGTTTGCAGTAAGATCAGCACCAGTTCCAGTGATGCTGCTCAGAGCAACACCAATGTAACCAAGACTTCCGCTAGATGGTGTAAGACCAATACCTTGGTTGACAACACTCATGGCTCCCGTTGCGGATCCGGCACTACCAACATAGTTACCAGTTGCATTAGAAGAACCATCTTGATATACAGTGTTTCCAAGTTCTAACTGGTTGCCAGTGAACAGTAGACCTGTATTCAATCCAACTCTAATTCTCTTAGAACTGAGATTGATTGGGTCTGGCATCAATGTTGGAACTTGTCCGTTTCCTTCTGCAAGGATAGGACTGTAAAGTTCCATGGTGCCAGAAGAATCAAATCTCGCTCTGTTCAGAACAAACTTGAGATCTTCCCACTGACTTGGTTCCCATGTAGAGGCATTTTGTGACTTAAAGAACGAACCAAGGAATGGTTGAGTAGAAACAAACTCATCGGTCAGTAAATCATTTTCTCCGACTCTAGAAATGAATACTTTATACTTAGTAGAGGCCGAAATCAAACACATTGCATATTCAGTTTGCTCTTCAACATAAACTGGAGCATCAAACGTAATTCTAGTAGCTACACTGCCATCAGTAGATGTATTAATTTGAGCAGGAGTTACAGTTACTTCAGAGAAAGGTATAATCTTCTGAGTTGGTATTCCATTTTCCATCGTTCTGAGTTGGAAAATGAGAGGAATATCATTGGGATCTTTATCTGAGAAATAAACATCGACACTTGTAAGGAAGACTCCCGTATCACCAAACACCATGAAGGATTGTGCAATAGGATCCCATCCTCTTCTTCTTCTACGTCTTCTTCTACGACGTGGCGGGGGTGGAGGTGGAATGAATCTAGTTCCGGTTTGAGTTGTTGTAGTTGTAACGTCAGTGACAACAGTGGTTGTATCTGTTCCAGTAAACACTCTACGATCTACTTGCTCTCTTTCAGCAACAACTTCAACTCTAGCATTTCTTACAGAAACAATAGTCTCTTGAACTGTTTCAAGAGTACCACTTGCAACATAATTTGCCGATGCAAGAGTTTGAGCGTCGTCAACATTAACATTAGTGGTTGGGTTATCAATTAAAGTAAACGTTTTCGTCCCAGTAGCAAACTTAGGATTTGTATTTCGATTTGGATTTGGAATGAAGAAACTTCCAATAACATCAGAACTTAAATCACTTATAAGTCTCTTGTTAACAATTTTTGCTTGAGCTCCAGAGGTTCTACCTCTCAAAATCATTCCAGTTTCAACATACCCAAAGAAATCGCCAGATGGTTGCTCTGCTAATGAAAGAGTATCAACATTAATAATGCTGCTTGTAGAAGAATAATTTGCTGGTAAGATTACGGCATTTCCGCCACTAAACAATTCAAATTCTCCAGTTTCTGATTCGCCAGAAGCTGCCCCAATAGTGGATGTATAAGGGTTACTTGCATATACCCTTGTTGGTGCATTATAAGGACCGTCCTTATGGTTTGCTTGTGCAGTTCTGAATGTAATTAATCTAGAGTTTCCAACAGTTCCTTCAACAGTTTCCCCTACCTGGAAAGTACCAGAAACCATTTCAATTTCAAGAAGTTTAGGAACAACAAACTTAGCAACATTTCTGTTATCAAAATAAGGATAAACTTGTGTTAGTGGTTTAAATCCTCTCCCAACAAATTCAATATTTCTAGAACGCATGAACGAGATGACATCTCTACTGATGGTTCTATCACCAAGACTAGAAGTCTCTATTTGTGGGGTAATGAGTTGCCTTCTACCATTTCTAAAGTCAAATCCAACTCTAAAGTTATCAACAAAAGTATCTTGGAATGTTGTTCTAGTTGTTTGTAAGAAATCGTCTCTCCAATTACCCCTTGCCGTTGTGAAGTTCCTTCTACCAGTTACTTCTGTTCTAGTTCTCCTTCTGGTAACAGAATCAGTTCCAGTCCATCTCGTCTGCCAAGCATTCCAAAGAATCGGCGTTAAACCTGTTTGTGGATCAAACGCACCAAACTCTCTTGTTGCAGCTTGTACAGCATCAGTATAGTTACCTTCGACATCAATAACTTTTGCTTGAAGTCTAGCAGTATCGGTCCAAGTATCTGATGCTGGAGTGAGTTTAATATTTGCTCTCCAGAAACTCAATAGGAATGGAGTTACAAATTCTGTTCTAGTTGCGAACGGTTGACTTTCATATTCAACTTCTTCATAATTGAGAGTAATGATATCGCCAGTTTTTCTGATATTAGTTCCTTCAGGATCTCTTGATCTGCTGTCTTGAGTCAAGTCAACTCCTTCAACAGGACCAAGAACTAAATCAACAGCATTTGTGTAGTGAGTCGGCCTACACTCTTTATTTGTTTGATCAATACTATTTTTGATTTTAATTTGATCTTCTTGAGTTTTGAAAGATGTGAAATTATCTACAAAGAATCCCGACTTGAATCTATTGAGACCAGCATTATCGGGAATAAACAAATTAGCAGTCTCAGTCTCAAGCATTGTAAGAGACGTGTAATACTCAAGATTCCTAATTCTATCCTCAAGTTTACCAATATCTCTCATGGTAAATCTCTTATGATCTAAGAAAGATATTGATGCATCTTCCACTCTGTAGAGATATGGAGGTAATTCGATAGTCGCAATTTCGAGAGCATTATTAATTGGATCTGGTTTTTCTGGATCCTCTGCTGGGAGACCAGTTACGATTCTAAAACTACCGCCCTGATCAACAAATAATCTATCAATTCTTCCACCAAAGAAAGAATAATTTGTAACAATAGACTCATCAGATGCTAAAATATTTGCAGCAGAGTTTCCTGATGTGGTAAAACTCCTACCTAAGAATTCCAGAGGTGATCTGGTTGATTCTGCGACAGTATAACTCGAAACTTTAGGTCTGATATCGATGATGTCAGTGTTTCTATTACCATTAATAGTTTGAATATCTCTACCATAATCAAAAGTATCATATGAATTTTTAGTAGTAATATCACCATCATCAGATGATTCATAGTAACCACTTTCAAAGTAGATTTTTAATCTCTTGCTCGGTTCTTTTACGTTTGATTTTCTCGTTAAGAATCCATGGCCATAGAAAGTTGCCTTCTGACCAGTATTAAAAGTATAATTTGCAGATACATCTTTGCTTGGATCATCTAATGTGGTAATAATTGCCTGTAAGTTTGATTCTGCAAATTTAACAGATTCTCCCTCTCTAAAAACATCATCAGTCTGATAGAGAATGGTGATTCTAGTATCAGTTTCTCTTTCAGCAACTATTGCGACTGCACCAGAATCCGTTCCAGTAATTCTTTCTCCAATGATTAAATCAGATGTTTTTCCTGCGACAGAAGAAATGGACGTTAGTGTCATTCTTGGTGCTGTTGGATCAGATGTGTCAAAAGATTCAAAGACACCTAATACATCAAGAACGTCTCCGCTGTTGATTGAAATCTTTTCGTCCTGTACTCTGGTTCCAAAAGGATAAGTTCCATAAGATAAACCATCATTTAGAGTTGTGGCTCCAATTCCAGATCCATTTAATTTGGATGCGGTAATAACAACAGTGTTTACTCTATTCTTTCTCTTAATTTTTGCTTTTGGTTTCAGTTTCTTAATCGTAGTGACTAATTTTGCCTCCATGTTGGCAGACAAATCAGTTCCGATATTATTAATCTGAAGAATGGTATTACCGCTGGTAAATGCCATCTTATCAGATGTAAGCACTTCAATTGTTCCATCATTTCTGACAAGAGAATATCTTTCCTCGTCAAATGGTAAGAATGTTTCGTTATCTCCAGCAGTTACAGCAGAATTGAGTTGATCATCTGTAGTAATGATAACGTCAAACGATTTTCTAATAATCAATTGAGCGTCTGAAAGATCAACATCAGAGATGTTTGCCTTAGGCATCTCAGTGTATAATCTATTATTCTGAGAATCTGCTAATGGAGTTGCAACGATTTTAAAGTCATTAACATTTTGAAGATTACCTGCCCCTACAGCAGGGATGGTGCCATCAGCAGTCCCTGGAAGAGTGGTAACACCGATTATATCAATACTAGACGATCCGACACTAACAACCCTTGCCGTGGTCGTTGTAGAGGCAGCTCCGGCAGTGTTAGTGAATTGAACCAGACTATTAACTTTTAAAATACCTGGGAAGTTTGGATTTGTACTGGTGACTGAGCTAAGACCAGTTGTTCTATCTCTTCCAGCGATTCTGGCAGGACCAATTTCGGCAACAACTTTTTGAATTGGATCTGCATTAAATGTTTGACCAATACCTGCTGCACCAGGTCCTACAGAGATATCTGGACCACCATAGATGGATTTAACATCAGACATTCCGAATGATGTAACTGCTGTGGCAACTCTCGAATCTTCGATACCATTAAAAATAAACGGTTCATTTACCAAGAAATCACCGGTTTTTTCATATACGGTTATAGAGGTGCTGTTAGAAACATCACTTCTTAAGAAAGCAGTTGCTCCACTATATTTTCCTTTTATAAATGTTGGAACAGAGAGCGTAGTTGACTCGTTAAGAGTAATATTTGTTTGGAACTGAACATCAAACAGGGACAAATCCCATTGATTGACATTTCCGTTTTGAGCATCATATGATCCAGACTCAAGAGCAAAGTCATATATTCTTGCCAAACCAATTTCAGATCCAGCAGAGGAAGATCTAGTGGATCCAACTCTTCGATCTCTTAAACTTACAATATAAGTATTACCTACACCAATTTGAGGAGATCCATTAACACCATTAACACGAACAGTTACACCAGTATTATAGTTTACTGCTTGGTTAGTTAACTTAGCAGAAGTTCTTGGTTTTGGAAATTCTACTAAGGTATCTGAAATAGTTTCTACATCATATCCTTTTACGAACGCCCTACCAGGTGAAATTGAATATAGAGCAATATCATCACTTACAATGGACCCATCAGGAGTTCTCTGACCCTCTTGATAGATGCCATTATTTCCAATACCGTTATTTAAAGCCTCTACTGTACTAACATCAAAGGGAACTACAGTATAATCTCCCGATTCTGCAAATGTTCTCTTTGCAAGTTCATCTCCAATTAAATTATATTGTGATATATTTCTGTTATTGTCGGATTTTAATACACCATCTTGTACTTTTACCAACTCAACAAAATTAGCATCATTTAAGTCATCTAATTCTTTTGCAAACAATGAGCAAGTAATTTTTAATCTGTCTGCTCCAGGAGCTGCATAATTATTAAAACCTTTAGAGTTATCTGTTAAAGATTCATCCGCATCGGAGTTTACAGTTTCTTCAAAAACTCTAAATCCAATTCTTAATGAGGGTGTATTTGAATATTGACTTAAGATTAATGTTTGAGCACTTATATTTGCAAAGATACCTCTTATAAAATAAACGCCATTATCCACCGAAAATGCACATCCAATAGAGGTTGCATTTTCAGAAATTGCTGATGCAAATGATTCTCCTGCAGGTATAAAAATATTATTTTCAGGACCAGAAACTATGTCTGAATCTGATGTCAAAAGCTCTCCATCAGAAAACACACTTTGAACATTATCAACACCTGTTGATAGATATGAAATATATGCTGTAGGATTTCCCCTTTCACTCTCATCTGCAGTTATAAAGTTTACAACCTCTGCAGTAACCCCAGAACTAAGACCAATTATTTTTTTCCCAATCAACTGAGAAAGATATGCTTCAATTGGAACTCCCAAATGAGTGTCATTCAACTCAAGGGCATAATATCCAGTGTCAAAGGTTGTGTTTCCAGGAATAACTTTAGCACCCTCTTTAAACATATGGGTGCCAAACTTTTCAACCTGATCTTGAAGTATGGACTGTAAACCAGTTAACTCCCTTGCTTGAACAGGATAACCTGGCTTAAAAAGAACCTTGTAATAATCATTTGACGAATCAAAATCGTCAAAATATGGGGATACATTGAGGTTGGTTTGTTGGGCCATGGTTTATTAGAACTGCAGTATGACTTTAATATCTTCCTTTTGATTAGAAGACCTGGTAATAGCGGGTCGGTTGTCAACGTAAATTATATCTCCAGAATATTTTGCAACCTCTGGATTTGACAAACCATTCGTAAATGATTGACCAAGGTAATATGTTCTATTATTTAGAGTGGTTGACAGACCGCTGAAAGTAGTTGCAATGTTCAATCCAGAGGTAGTTCCAACAATTTCAATACTTCCGTTTCCAGTTACAGTTGAGGAAAAGCGTGTCAAATCATATCCATATACTGGGTTAGTTTGTGCAGTTCCTACAGTATTAAATCCTGCCAGAGTTCTATCTTGCCAATACTTTAAAACACCAGTAACTTGGTCATAACTAATAACCTTTCCAACTGCTGTTACCCCAGTTCCAACTGTTTGTTCAATCAAAGAGTCTGCGGTGAATGTTGCCGAACTATACCCAGCACCAGTTAATCTAATTGCATAAACAGCACTTGCTTTTGATAATGAAAGAGTGGAGGTTGAATTATATGCTTTTGGATTTTTAACAATTCCAATTCTTGCAATTTGATTACCAGTGATAAAATCTGGATTCTCATCATCATTTTCAATTCGTGCATAGAGAAGTGCATTTGATGCACCAAGTTCTCTGTAGATGTCTTTTCCGTGGCCTCCTGGAGGTGAAATAATAACATCAAGAGTTGGGGTTGTAGTTCCAGTTGGAACATTACCAGCAACTAAATCTACATTTCCAAAACTGTAATCTTTACCCTGATTCGAGATAGTTACGCTATCAATTTGCTGATCATTGTTAATTACAACAGTACATTCAGCACCACTTCCATCACCCTTAATTGGAACTCTGGTATACGTTCTATTTGCAGTTCCTAATCCAACTCCCCTGTTCTTGATGATGACTGTTTTAATACTACCATCAATAGCATTATCTCTGACAGCAGCGTTTTCAGTGCTAGTTTCCCAATCTAAGGGAACTGGCATATAATCTGTAGAATCAAACTTGATCAGTTCCGATGGTTTAATCGTATAAAGATATTTCCAAATATATCCATCTCCACTAGTTCCAGCAGCTCTTGGTTCTAAATCAGTAAAAGTTGGTTCATCAAGAGATGGTCTACCATCTGGATTTTCTGGATTCTCTCCATTATCCAAGCAGATATAAACTCGATAGTCGCTATTGACAATAAAGTAATTTGCAGAATATAAGGCAGTTCCACTAGCATTTGCTGGAACGTTAGTGATACTATAGTCATGTCTATAGTAATCATATGTTGTTCCTGAAGACCAATTTAGTTTTCTTACTACCTGTTTTATATCTTCACTCGTTATCTTCTTCATTGCGATGGTTGTGTCCCAAACATCGTTCAATGAACTAAAATTATCAGTTGGCCCAGGGGGATCATCATCCCAATCTGACTGAATACTTGTAGGATTAGGTAATCCGACAAATGCATAATAAGAATTATCAGATGTCGTCACACCCGCTACAAAATTCTTTGCATTCAATATTCTGATCTGATCAGTTATAATTGCAGCCATTTTAGTAGATTTTTCTTTATTTAGTAGGAATTACGTAGAGTAACTTTTAACTTTTAAGGATTTTTCTCTGTTGACAACAGGTCCAGTCTCAATACCAGTAATACCATTGGAAGTATTTACTGTATATGCTTGATTTTTGTTTCTATCAGTAAGTATCAGTTTACCCCAACTATATTCACCATAGAAACTGCTAGCCGCCAAACCAGTTAATCCATTCAAACTATTTACACTCACAACAACTTGAGTTACTGTAGTTGAACCAAATCCTGGAGTGTCTGTTGTAACACCAGTGGTGACATGAGCAACTCTAAAGACCCCATCAATATATGTCGTTCCAACACCAACAACTCCGTTGCTGGCATCTAGAGATGTTAAACCATGACCAACATTTGAATTTCTAATCGTAAAGAGGTCACCTGTAGTAATTCCACTAGCAGTAATCGCAGATGGTTGAGTAATGGCGGAATCTCTGAGGAATGAATCAACTGGAATAACAAGATCAAGTACAAGACCTGTTACAGCAACTCCTGCAAGTGAAGTTGTTCCGATACCAGTAATGATACCAAAGTCTCCAGAATAAGAATCAATCGTGTTTGTTTCAGTCAAGAAAGTTGGAGGTCCAATAAGAACAAGAGGATGCGTTGTTTGTGCATATCCAACCCCACCAGTATCAACAGAAATAGAAGTTACTGTTCCATTAGAAATTGTTGCAGTGGCTGTTGCTCTTTGTGTTGTTCCCAATCCAACTGGATTTTGAATAGAAACGAGAGGAGCACTAGTGTAACCCTTACCACCCTCAGAAATAACAATCGAGGTTACCGTAGTTCCAACTCCTACAACTGCAGTCGCTGCAGCAGCAACTTTTTCCGACTTGTCGATAATTATAATATCTTTTTGGAAGTCGGTGCTGACTTTATTTTCATTCTTAGCGTTAAAGAATGGTCTCACATTATCAACATTAACGATTGTTGAACCAATACCAACAGACTTGAGGAGATATGTTGTTGGGAAAATATTAGCATTGTAAAGTTCTCTATTCTTACTAATTTCCTTACCACCAACAACTCTGTCTTCAGTTTGTCTGCACCATTTAACTGGTCTAGTCATTCTAGTGTTACCACTTAAACCACGTCCATCATATGGATTGGTATCAACAGAACTTGTGGAAGTAACTTCGCTGACTGTGCGAGTTTCCTCTTGTAAGAACTTAGTTTGATTAAGATTGAGAGGAGTCTGTTTGAGATCACGATCATATCCAATCGTCAAATCATCACCAACTTTAACAGTTTCAATAACTTCTCTGTCAACAACATCAGCACCACCAGTTCCCCTATAGAATATAACTTTAAGCAAATCTCCAACTTTAGGAGCTTCCTCAAAAGTTATATTACTACCACCTTCAAAGAAATAAGATTCACCCGGAACTTGTAAAATATCATTAACAAAAATAAGCAGAGTGTCTTGAACTTTTACCAGAGATCCTGGCAGAGCTTGAATAGAGAATGAATTTCCATCTAAAGTTAATGGGAATGTTTTTCTAAATCCATTAAAGAGGTTTGAGAAATTATCAAGAACTTGAAGTTGACCAATAGACCAAGCTGTAAATATATCACCATCAGTCTCTTGAATAGTAATTTTAAATTCTTCAAAATTGGAGGAAGACGTGGTTGGGATGCCTGTTGCTCCGCCAGTTGGAAGTGTTAGTATTTGATTAACACCATAACCATATCCTGTGTTGGAGATGCTAAATTCAATTACACTAGATCCCTGACCAACTACAACGTCAATCTTTGCTTGTGCTCCACCAGTTCCTGGAGAATCTGAAGAGTAAGAAAGTGGGATATTGTCATAATTCAAAGGTGCGTCAAAGACCACATATGGTGGATTTGTGGTTGTGTAACCAGTACCAGGGTTAGTAATTGCAACGCTAACAATATGGCCACCACTTATTGCAGCCGTTCCAATGAATTCAATATTCGCTGTTCCAGTTGAAGATGTTCCAACACCAACATTTACTGTTTGAATTCCACTTCGGTATCCAGAACCAGTATTTCCGATTGATATTGATGTAATTGTTCCAGCAGCGGAAACAATAGCCGTTCCTCCTGCAGATACAAGTGGTTGATAACCAAATCCTGCAGAAGAACCAACAGAAACAATAACACCACCCACAGGGATGTTTGCATTATTAACATCATAAGAAACAGAACTTGCAGTTCCAGTAAATCTTATGGAAGAAATTCCACTAGATTCCGTAAGAGTATAATCTCCATTATTTCCTGGTAACTGGAATATGCTATTAATCAATAACACAGCATTGTTTGTAGATATACCTGTTACATTAGTTCCGTTACTTACAGTTAGATTAAAGTCTTTATCTTGACCAGTAAATTGCTGCGAAATATCATCATAAAGGTAATTATCAGCATAAGTTTCATTAGAACTTGCAACTACACCTGATCTTGTAAAAACTCTTCCATTGAAACTTGCAGATGTTGTTATACCAATGAAATCTCTTTCAGATGGTGGGTTAGTTACAGTTCCAATTGGATTTTTACCATTTGGTGCCTCAATAAAGTTGATATAGTTATCAACAATATTATAATTACCTCTAATTTTAGTAACTAAGGCACCGGATGAATGTGCAGCAATATTGGTTCCCATCCAACCTCTTTGGACTTTAATTCCATTTGTTGTACCAATACCAACACCCAGAATCTTCATGATTTCACCAGTGTCTGCAGCTCCAACCCTCACATAATCTGCACCAAAGAATGAAGTAATGCCACTAAATGTCATTATGTCTTCTAAAACAGTAACAGATTTTGCCAACGAAGTGGTTACTGAAGTTCCAGCAACTGGGGACTGAATAACATTGTCAATCGAAATAAGAACCTTTTGATTTTGATTCTTAGCAGTAAAACTATGAGAGGTTCCAACACCAACGCTAGTCAGATCCAAAGGAACTGCAATTCTCTTGAGAGCGTCCTCTGCAGATCTTGCTAACTTGATTTTATTGTCACTTTGCTTGATGACAAATACAGATGATGGTAATTGAGTTGTAGATCCAACACCAACAAATGTTGTTCTTGCAATACCAATTGCATGGGTCCCGATTCCAGTGGAAGGAGCATATACTAATTCTTCACCAGTAACAAAGAAGTGATTCGGAATCGTAAGAGTGTTTTCAGACAGATCAACGATATTTGTAGAAGAACCATCGATATTTCTTCTAAAAATATCTAACGAATTGTGCTGTAAGTTAAACTGTCTCTTAATGGTGGTCAAAGTTCCTTCATACAGACTAAATCCGTTTTCAATACTGGCATT